TGTGTGGGGGAAGTTACGGCTCCCCCGGTCCTAGCATTATTCTTTTTCTTTGTGTTACTCATTTTAACACAAAAGCGACAGCTGTCTAACTGCAGCCATTAGATCTTTCTCAACGAGTTCTTCGAAGTCAGTTACGATTGTGGGTTCAAGTGAAAAGGCTTTACAGTAGCTAAGGAGACTATCGTTTGAGTAAGCACCAGGAAGAACTGGTGTTTTCTCATAATCTCCTTGCTTCATCCAGTAAGCTAAACCACCTTGTAATTCCCCTTCTAATCGTTCGCTCCCTTGGCGACTAAGAACACTGTAAAAGGTTCCAACTAGAGGGCAATCTGCATACAAAGATAGTCCGCAATATCCAACATCTCTAAGATAGTTGTAATATTTTGCTACGCCTCTGGACGAAATGGCAATCATGTCTTTGAAAACACTCTGTGGTTTACGTACCATCATCCACCCTCGGTCCAATCGAACGGGTTTCATTTGGCAAAATTCTATATGCTCAACATGGTATACGGGCTCTTCAGCAACCATGTTAAATCCATACGCAACAAAGAACAAATCAAAGCCATCAAGAAATCTTGGTAACTCTGAAGCGTCCATTATTGCTACAGAATCATCCCCATTGTTGACTAACTTGAAATTCAATCCTAAGATTTCTTTCCAACGCAACAACACGGAAGTCATTAGAATAACGTTTCCAACAGAAGTATTCATATCACCTGACATTCTGCCAGCCGTCTTATACTCGAAATCGAAAATGTCTCCTTTACCCTTGCAAAAATTTACAAGTTGGCGTCTCAACAACCAATATAACTCTGAATCACCTTTCCTGTGACTGCGGAAAAGGCGTCTGTAAACAGAATGTTCAAAATTAAGCGCTTGTGTCGACACGTGTTGATCAAATCTGCTGGCATCCAGCCCTACCGCTACCGGACAGGAAAAGGATTGCCACTTCCTCACAATTTGAGCAGCCATCGCAGGTAAAGTACAATGCTTAAACACTGTTTCTTCTCCCCATAAAGTGTCTATACCCTTGTAAATGGCCAGTTCATTGTACTTGTTAATGTACTGACCAAGAAGTATGTTGTACTTGTACGATCGGGGTGAAATGATCCTGGGATCTTTGTCTGGAGTTGAAACAAGTTCCCATTTAATAAAAATGTTAACATGCCAATCCTTAGGCAAAAGTTTCCCTTGATCCAATAATTCCTGATAAGCTTGAGCGTAGGCCTGGTATTTACCTTTAGGTCTACTGTCTACAAACTCTTCACGAGTTATC